TCTGGTACTGGTACTAATATTACAGCATTAAATGCGGATAATATTTCTAGTGGAAATCTTGATAATACAAGATTACCTTCTGCTATATCAGTAACAAGTTTATCTGGTACTGGTACTAATATTACAGCATTAAATGCGGATAATATTTCTAGTGGCACTCTTGATAATACAAGATTACCTAATGACATTACAATTGGTAATAATTTAACTGTAACTAATAATTTAACTGTAACTAATAATTTAACAGTTAATGGAAGTTTAAATTTAGTAGGAGAATTAACAACAACTCAAACACAAGTACAAATATCAGATCAATTATTAGTTACAAATGCAGGAAATGGTCCTGCAGTTATAATAAATCAAACTGGTACACAACCCATAATTGATATACAAGATGATGCATCATCCGTTTTTTATATAGAAGATGGTGGTAATGTTGGAATTGGATCAAGTAATCCTGCACATAAATTGGATGTTAATGGAAATATTAATATTTCAAGTTCAAGTAAGTATAAAATTAATAACGTAGACTTAAATCAAAATGATATAGGAGGTGTTGTAAGTATTGTAAATGGTGGTACTGGTTCTACTAATTCTACGGATGCATTATCTGGAATATTAAGTCATTTATCTCCAACAGACGGTGATGTACTAATATATAGTCTTGATAGCGGTGATTGGACTACTCGCTCTGAAGAAAGCTCATCGAATTTTTCTTCTTATTGGAGACCTATAACTAATTCTGCTAATAATAATATTTATTATGGTTCAAAAGTTAAAATTGGTGGTACTAATACAATTGATCCTGTATATTCACTTGAAATTACTGGCAATTTAAGAGTTACTGGAGAAATTATATCAGGTTGGGATGGTGATGGTGGAAATAATAGTGGTAATGGAGTAGGAGGTATAACATCATTAAGTAATAGTGAAGGTGGTACAGCAGCATCATCAGGTGGTTTATGGAATTTAATTAATAGCACAGAAATATATTATGATGGTGATAGTATGATATCTGGAACATCAACAACATCAAATTTAATAACATCAAATATATTTTCACCAAGTGGAGTTGAATTAATAAGTTTTAATAATGATAATATTAAATTACATAAAAATATTACAACTGATAGTAGAATTGGTATAGGTGTTGTAAATCCCCTAAAAGAGCTCGATGTAAATGGTGATATTACTTTAACAGGCACATTAACAACGCAAAATTTAGTAGTTAATGGTAATAATACTAAAATTAGTACAGTTAGTTATGAAACAGAAAATCTTGAAATTATAAGTACAAATGCAGATGGTCCATCTCTTAGAATAACACATGATACATCTTCACATGATATATTGCAAGTTGTAGATCATAATTCAAGTAGAGCATTAACATTAACTTCAGATGGTAAATTAGGAGTTGGCATATCTGTACCAAATGCTAAATTGCACTTATACGAAGAAACGGGAACACCACATGGCCCAGATCAAGGTACAATTATTATTGATCACAATAATACTGGTGGTGCTTCGAGTATAGTATTTAGAAGTAAAGTCGGTAGAAGTTCTGATTATGGCTTTATACAATATCAAGATGCTTCAAGTGTTGGAGGTAGTGGTGAATCCGCAAGAATGATATTAGGTACAGCAAATGACATAGATGATAATATTATTTTGGCACCAACTGGTAACGTAGGTATATCAAATTATTCACCAGCCGATAAATTTCATGTAACAGGTAATATATTAGCTTCTGGAAACATAACTGCTTACTATTCTGATATGAGATTGAAAAATATAAGTCAATATGTTAAAAATGTCTTAACGACATTAGATAATATAAATGTATTTAAATATAAATGTAATGATTTGGCAGTATCATTTGGATATGATAATAGTAAAAATGAAATTGGTTTAAGTGCTCAAGAAATTAAAAAATATTATCCAGAATTAGTTGAATTAGCTCCATTTGATTCTATATTTGATAGAAGTCTTGGAAAGAAGGTATCTAAATCGGGTGATGATTATTTAACAATAAATTATGAAAGATTAGTTCCTATATTATTAGAAGGTATCAAGGAGCTCAATGCAAATAATAAATCACTTGAATATAAAAATAAGGTTTTGGAAGACAAATATAATACTCTTGAAAAGGAGGTTCAAGAAATAAAAAAATTATTAGATTTTATAATAAAATAATAAAAGTGTAGATAATGGTTTTACAATCATATTGAGCTATTTCATTATCAAATATTCAAAATGAATTTGGTTGTTCATATTCATATGGTATATAAAACTATAATTAAAATGATTCGATAAATTATTATTACTGGATGGGTATGATTACATCAACGACATATAGTTGTTTTATGTATTTGTAAGAAATGATGCTTACGTTTAATTTTTTTTTGATATAAAATTAAATAAAATATAATAATAATAATATGAAACTTTACAGAAACAGAACTTGTATTACTAATCAAAAACCAAACTCTCCTATTAAACAAAATACAGATTTACCTCCATCTCCAGCAAATAAACAAATAGGAGAAACTATGGTTGGTGGGATTATGAGCTCAGTTATTCAAGGAATAGCTTTGGGTACTGGTTCACAAATTGCTAGTAGAGGCATTGATGCTATTATGGGTCCTCGCAAGATTGAAGTTACGGAATCTGCATATACTAATGACAATTGCATAAAAGAACAAGAAGTATATATAAATTGTATGAAATATGGAGACAATACACAATGTAAAGATTTTTTTGAAATGTTAACAAAATGTAAGAACATATAAGATTATTTTGTATATTATATTATAATGATGAATATTAATTTATTTATATTTATTAATTTAATTGTAAATTGTTTTTGTTATACACAACCTGTTATAAAAAATATTCCATTATATAGATATTGGAATTGTATTGGTTTCAAACACAATATAGTAAATAATAAACCTTTTCAATTTAATATCGGCGATATTCCATTAGTTGCATGGAAATCATATAATAATACATATCTTAGTACTCTAAATATTTGTAAACATTTTGGTTCTACTCTTAATGATGGTATTATTGAAGATGGGTGTTTAAAGTGTCCTTATCATGGTTATAAACATTCTTCTTCTGATAAATGCGGTGTAATAATTGAATATGATAATAAATTATGGTGGTCATATAATCCTGTTGAAAAAGTACCTCAAACTATACCTTATATTGGTGAGGATTTTATTTCAGAATATATTGAATATGAAATGAACGAAAATCTACAATTTTGTATGTATAATTCTATGGATATTAATCATGCTCAACATATACATGGTGGTATATTTGGATTCGGTTCAGATATCCCAGTTAAAAATTACAAACATATAAAAAAAGCAGAAAATATTATAGGTACCAGTTTTGATCACTATTCTAAAGATAATATTAAACTAATGAATAAAAATGTTTCATTCGGCACCGATGCTTTTACAAGTAATTATCATGAATTTATTTATCCATCTACTACTTGGTCTGTTGTAAGTCACGATGAGTATAAAAAAATTGTTATAGGTGTTTCAATGACACCAAGTGATACTTATAAAACAAAGTGGTTTGTTACAATCCGTTGTAATTATATGAAAGAAGGTATTAATAGGAATATTCTAAATTTGGCAGCACGCATGATTTTAAGCCAAGATAAAAGACAATTCGAAAGACAATCTAAAAATACTTTATTGCGTGATAAATTTATCTTTAAAAATATGCTAAATAATGAAGATCATATCAATGATATGAAAGAATTATTTAAAAAATATGAATATCCTAAATTAAAAGATTTTATTGATTATCATATCTCTAACCCAGAATAGTTTATTTTTTAAATTAGTTATTATATTTTTATACTTTTTGTTATTTCTAATATTATTCATATTATCTAATTCACTTCTATGATATATGTTACCATTATTACAATAATATCCATTATAATCACTGAATTCTTTATTATTTTTTTTTTCATATAATATTTGATATATTTCAACCATTAATATTGTTTTTTCTAATAAAAAGATATAAATAATTTAAATCTTTTTTTATTATGGATATTAAAAAGTTAATAAGTGAAACATTTTTAACTTATTTGGGAAGATATTCTCATTAATCTTATGAAAATAATAATGGTTTAAATAAGGGCATTCATTACACTATTAAATAAAAAAAAATAAATTTGTTGGTTGTGGTCATTCAGAAGTATGTAATAAAATCCATAATATAAAACGAGTTTAAAAAAATTTTATAAAAAAATGATAATAAGAACTTTATATAGATTATAACTCTATAATATGTCATTTAATTTGACAGAATATATTGATAAATTGATCGATAATTATTATATAAAATATACAAAATTTAAAAATGATGAAAATGATGTATATGTAGTTCCAGAAATTCCTAACTTAGTTACGGATGGTTTTGAAGTATTTGGTATAATTAATTTACATAATTATCATGAAAAAAGTAATAAGCATGTTACCTGGAATCCTAATATTTACATTGAATATAATTATCCTGTCCCATAATTATATATAGATAAGTTGTGTATAATATATTAAATATGGTAAAGAACTCTTTATGCATTGTTTTTCTAATATGCCTTGTTGAAATTGGTTATTCTTATAATATGAATAATTTTCCTATTATTAAAAGACTGTTTGGTAAAAAAAATCATAATAATTATAGTAAGAAAAACTATGTGAATAATTATACAATCAATAGAATTATATTAGACGAAATAGCTTCCAATATTGTTGGACCTAAAAAAAATATTACTCGTTTTACTAAATAATGTTTTTTTAGTACATATGTCTATGTAATTTTTTTGGGTTCTATTGCAGCTACTCCTGCTATTGTAGTAACATATGTTAGCAAAGCTGATGTTAATCCTATTTGAAAGTAATAATTCTCAAAATTGATAATTTTTTTTGACATATTAATTATAGTATCAGTTATTTTTACTACTATTTTTGGAGTAGTTGCATTAGGAATAGTTCGTATCAATAACATAATTGTAGATAATAATACAAAATTTTGAACTCCGTCTAAAAATATATTTTCAAACATAGCTATATTAGCATTTCTGGAAATACCAATCAATTCATTTGTATCTTGTAGTGTGAAGCAAATATTATGTCTTTTATATGGCAATCTTAAATTATTCATAAATATTAGCATTATTTTAAAAATATAAATTATGGTTATTGTTATAATAATATAAGTATTTTTTATATAAAAAAAAAGATTTATTATAATATAATATGGAATTGGATAATATACACATTGTTTTAATAGAACATTTATATAATTATGAAGTAAATACGTCAGATAGTGAATTATCATATTGGAATATAAAAAATGTAATATTTCAAAAATGTCTATTAAATGAAAAACAATTAGAAAAAAACGAATTAGAATTAATAGAAAATAATATATATCAACATTATAAATATTATAAACTTTTTAATTTCGCTAATGTATTTGATAGTAAAAATCCAATAACATATATAACATATTTATCGCATATGAAAAAAAAAATTATTGATTAATATAGATTTATTCTCCAGCAAACATATCTATAATACCATTCATTATACTCGATCCCAATGTTAAACCAGCACCAGTTCCTATACCTTGTGTAAGTTTAGTTAATACTGGTGTGCTGTCAACAATTTCAAATGGTTCATTTAATTTTTGAGGTTGCATTTGAGGTTGCATTTGAGGTTGCATTTGAGGTTGCATTTGGGTTTGCATTTGAGGTTGCATTTGGGGTTGCATTTGGGTTTGCATTCGATGTTGCATTTGAGGTTGTATTTGGGGTTGCATTTGGGGTTGCATTTGGGGTTGCATTTGGGTTTGCATCATTTTGGGATTTCCTCCTCTTTTACTTTTTTTTCCACCATTATATTCTATTGAATTTATTAAGTTATTTATTGGCACTGATAATATATATTTGTCGTTATGTGCACTAAATAAATGCATTATATGGTCTTTTATCTTATCTTTATTATAATCATGATATGTGTATACAACGTAATATTTTTTAGGTATTTTAGGCTTTATAGTAAAATATGTATGAATATCTAAATAATCATTATCTTTATAGTATGGTAAAGCCCCTAAGAACTGTTCGTCTTTATATTTTAGTATAATATCTTCTTTTTTATTATCTTTATTAATATCGGTGTTCTTAATGACATAATACTTGAACATAGTAATTCCTAATATAATCAAATAAAAAAATCAATATAATAGATATGTTATAAATAACAAAATTATTATTATAATAATTTTGAATTAAATATGGTCTCATAATAAAATATATATGACATAATATGAAATATACTTGTCATATAGCAATATTCTAAGAATCCGAAAGGCGGTTTGATGGGGGTGGGGTGGTGGTATCGCTTTTAGTATATGTTACCTTAGTTTTTTACAAATATGTTCTATATTATATAAAAAATGATTTTAATATATTATATTTTTTTATAACTATGATGAGAATCGATTTTACTCTTTACTCTTTAAGGAAAAAGGCTTTGGATGAAATTATCATTAATTATATCAATGAATATTCAAACAAAAAAATTAAGTTGTCGGGTAAAAATAAACGTGAATTAGTTCATATTATTCTTTCAAATAATATTGAAGTAGATTGTCGGAAATATATACCTAATGTTATTATTAATGATTTTGTTAGTACAAATTATATCAGTTCTTATAATGAAATTGATAAACAATTTATTATGTTGGCTAAACCGACTACTATTTAATATTTAAATAATAAACTTATTATTCTTCATTAATTAAATGCTCATCATATTGAATTAAATATATATGTAATATTAAATATATATGTAATTTTTGTATATTTTTTATATTTTTTAAAATGACATAGATAAATAAATTGTTATTATTATTATTACTATATCATCAATATAGATAAGGCCTTTGGAGTTTTTACACTTTTGAACATTTAAAATATAGTATGTAAATATATAACAATATAATTTATATATAATATAAATACATGTTTTTAGGGAAACATACATATGGGAAACCAATACTTCATTTTGAAAGTGAACCAGGTGCTAAACTTGTAGTTGGGAATTTCTGCTCAATCGCTTATAATTGTAATATATATTTGGGTGGAAATCATAGAATAGATTGGGTTACTACATATCCATTTGGTCATATTCATAGAAACATTTTTAATAATTTTAATGGTAAAGGGCATCCGTCCACAAAAGGTGATGTTATTATTGGAAATGATGTATGGATAGGTGGAAACGTTACAATTATGTCAGGTGTTAATATCGGTGATGGTGTAGTAATAGCAAATAATAGCCATGTTGTTAAAAATGTTGAACCTTATAGTTTAATTGGTGGTAATCCAGCAAAATTAATTAAAAAAAGATTTACAAAAGAACAAATTGATAAATTATTGGAAATTAAATGGTGGAATTGGGATGATGATAAAATAAATAAATTTACACCATTATTATGCAATAAAGATATTGATATTTTTATAAAGTCGGTTTAAAAATGTTCAAATGTGTAAAATAAGCTTCAATGCATTATGACTATTGATATAGTCATAATTAAAATGACATAGAGAAATAAATTGTTATTATTATTATGACTATATCAATAGATAAGGCCTTGAAGTTTTTAAAAGAAGCTGATTTTAAGGCTAAGTTATTTTCCAAAGATGACAAACGCAAAGTTGGTGCTATAATATTAGAAAATAATAGTTTGATTCAGTTAAGTTGTGGTTATAATGGTCTACCACGCAAGTTAAAAGAAACTAAAAAAAGATGGTTAAAGAAAAATAAGGATTTATATGTAATACATGCTGAAACAAATGCGATAGTTCAGGCAGCAAGAACAAATAGTAATATAAATAATAGCATTATGGTATGTAATAGATTTCCGTGTCACAATTGTTGTTTGAATATAATTCAAGCTGGTATAAAATTACTTGTAACTATTGAACCAGAATGGGATAATCTTAGTGATAGATGGAAACAATCATTTTATGCATCAAAGGAAATGTTTGATGAATTAAAAATAAAAATAATGTTTTTTAAAGAATGTGATTTGTTATAAGTTTATTTTTTAAAAGATTTGTTGTTTATTTTGTATAGGTTCAATTACTTTTTTTTATCTGTTTTATATTCAGTTTCAAAACTATTACATTATGTTAACAATATATAGGAAGTAATAATTTACATAAATGGCTTTTTATGTAACTATATATTATTCATCTAGTGATGAAGTGTTATAATTTATATTAAACTTTATTATTTATTTGTGTATATAATTATTTTTTTTTTAATCCTCCTTTTTTTAATCCTCCTTTTGTTAATATAATATCTTTACCTATTTCAGCACCATTTTTCGTATAACTATTATTAATTATAATATAACCATCACTCATATTTTCCATCGATTCTCCATATTTTGGATTTTTTGGTGTTTTTTTGATTAAATTACTTAATTTAGTATTTTTTCTTGAAGATCTGGAACTATTTAAAGTTTTAACATCAGGTGGTAAATTAATTGATGCTTGTAATATATACTCTTTAAATATTTTAACTTTATTTAAATATTCTGATTGATATGGTGAAAAATGTGTAATTTTGATGCATGTAGGTTCATTTTTTGAAATATATACTTTAACAGATAATGAATTAGAATCAGTTTTGTTTGATTTTTTACTATTTGAATAACTTATTGATGATGATTTTTTACTATCAAAAGAACTAATAGTTGAATTAGTAAAATCTCCTCCTCCTTTACTAGAATTTTTAATAGATGCTTTTTTATTTAATCTCATCGTTTTATAGTATTTTAAAGAAACTCTATTCACAAATAAATGAAATTGTGATTTAAATATTTTAAAAAATAATCCTGTTTGATCATCTAATACACTTCTACCATCAAATGGATGTATATCGTTTGCATCTTGCATATTGTCTGGTATAAGTAAAGAAACTTCTTCATGCATTATATTTATTAAAATTTTATCATTTTCTGTTAAATTAGCATAATTATTATATATAATATTCCCTGAGTTAATATTTTGAAAAATTGTATTGGGTTCTTCTTCATAAAAAGTAGGATGTCCTGATGAGTCTCTTTCAACTATTTTATGTATTCTACTTATATTATACAAAAATAAAAACTGTACTGCATATCTAAACCCCTGAATACCTCGTGGTGTTCTTTCATAAATTAAGTTAATCATATCTTGATTATTATCTAATAATCGGGATAAATATATTAAACCATGTGAACCTATCCATATTTCATCTATATCTTTTAAACCTGAATCATCTTCAATTAATATCGAAAAAGGTGTATTTTCTCTTCTTCTTTGCCACACCGAACGCGATATATCTAATTTATTATATTCTTTTAAATAATTATTAAAACGTACTTTTGCACCTGGGGCATCGTCTTCAATTATAACTTCTAATTCTTGTTCACTTTTACCTATTTCCATTATATGTTAATTATTCTCTAATAATAACAAATAAAAATAAATTTAAACAGCAACACCTGTTTGTGCATTTTGTGAGTATATGCTATTTGGTTGATACACAACTGGATTTACTCTTTCTCCCACGTTTGTTGCTGGAATATAATAAGGCATTGTAGGATACATATATTGTTGCCCCATTTGATTTGTATGATGTGTATGTGGTTGCATACTAATATTTGCTGCAAGACTTCCAGCAGTATTCATATAATTTTGATAATAAACTGGATTGTCTAAGTTTATTGGTGCAGAATTAACACTTTCAGATTCTTTATATAAATCTTCGTTTTTAACTGGTTGTGCACCAATATCATTATAAAATGGTTTAATATAATATGAAGGCCATGTAGAACCATTTGTAAAAAATGGGGTAATAATTAGATCTGGAACATTACTATAGAATTGTTGAGCTCGCGAGAACATTGTTTTTGTATATATATAATATATTATTATATGTTTATATATATATTTAAACAACAAAATGAGTACATAATTTAATTTATCTATGACTTTTATAAACTCTTATAATTTTATAAATATATATTAATTATGTACTCAAATAATATTAGCTTTAATTAGTTCTATTTTTATAAAAAAATGATTTCCTCTGTTTAAAATTATAATTATACTACAACACTGATACTTTGGTAACAAACACACTACTGACTAAGAAGGAGCAACTACACTCACCACAATCGATAAACTGTATTTCAGTATAAAATGGATTCTCAAATGATTTTCCGCAGCGATGACATCATTATGGATTTATGGAAACACCTTAGTGTAGATACTTTTAAAAATATTTCAATGGTTTCAAAGAATTACAATTCGCTGTTTAAGAACATGACAGATATTCATTATATAAGTTTGAAGTACAAAGAAAAAGGTAGTAATCTAACTGCTTTTGTATCAAAAACTTGCAAAGAAATTTGCAAAAAAAACAATTATCCTAATCCCTATTTCATAAGGGGTTTATGTTGGTTTTTGGATAATAAAGTATCTGAAAAAGAAAAAAATTGTATAGACGATGATATTTATCTTATCTATTACTGGATTATCATTTTATTGCATGCCGTAAATAACAATTACAAAAAGATACTTACAGTTATAAATAAAATAGATTATAATAATCAAGTAAATACACAAATTATTTATTTGTTTATAAAATTAATGAATCAAGAAGGCACTACAAGGATGTTTTGTACATATAGTCAACATAAATATGATTTACTGCGGTATGTCAGTTTCTCTCATATTATACTATTTAGTAAAAATCAACTTACCCTCACGAGTCAAACAAAATCAGTGCATATGTTAAATATGAAACAGATAGATTTAGTAAACGAAATTAGAAAGATCGAAATTTTTCCAGGAAGATGGTTGCACCCAAAGAGTTTCTGTCTTAAACTCATTCAATACTTGAATTTACCTTGTTTTAATATATAATTTACGATATGCTCTCGCGAGGGGAATAATATATAAATTGAAAAACATATTGTATAATTAGTGTATTAATTTATTGTATTTATATTTTTATATTTTACTCTCAATTATTTTTAATCTTTCAACAATATTCTGTAATAATTGATAGTATTTTTCACCACCAGCTGCCTTTATTTCTTTTAATTCTATTAGTTTATTAAGTTTTTTATCTTTGTATTTTTTCACTCTTTCTTCATATTCTTCTTTTGTTTCATTTTCAATAATTTTTTTAGCAATTATTGATTTTTCTTTTTTTGCTATTTTTCCTTTTATACATCTTTCTAAATATTCAATATCATCAAATTTATATTTTTTAGCAAATTCTGTAATATTTTCATTATTATATTCAGGAAATATTATTTTATCTATAATTCTTGCTCTAATACCACCTTCTGTTCTTTTAAATTCTATAGCAATTTCTTGATGAGATTTATTTTCATTTAGTAATTTAACTAATAATTCATCTTCATCTATTTCCCATTTTTTTCCAACATTACAAGTTTCAGGATTAGACTTTAATTCTTGAAGTTTTTTATACATTTAATATATTCTATAATTTATATATATTCTATCATTTTTTAAAAATATATAAAATACTTTAAAATTTTATACTTCTAGTAAAATTTATCATATTTATTTCAGTTATACGATTACCATTATCAACTACTTTTGTTTTATTTTTTAAATATAATTTTTTATTAGTATTATCTACTTTTAATAAATCTTTTTTTTTTTTGTTTAATATTTCTAATCTTTTTATAATATCTTCTATATTATAATTATTCATAGTTATTATACTAATAATTTAAATAATCATTTTTTACTAATATACTTATTAATTTATATAAATATCATTATGATAACTGTTTTTTTAACCTTATTTTGAATATTAAATTCATTTGATATTATATATTATGTTTTCGGAATGTGAATGATATTCTACTATCTTTAATTTTTTTTTGAATTGGTATTTCATGTGTAAATATTTTTTGAAAATCTCCTCCCATTTGAATAATTTCATATGGTATTGTTGGAATATCACATATTATTTTATTATTTTCTTTATTTCTAATTCTAAATTTACGAATAGCTCCAATAGATAATGCTATAACTCCTTCTTTATCTAAATTTTTTTCATTATCACTATGTTTACAAATATAATTATCACCATTTATATATTCATTCACTAATATACCATTAAAGTTAGTATCAAAAATATAATTAATTAAATTTAATAAATATTCTAGATTGGTTGTTAATTTTTTCGATTTTAACAATTGGTTTGAATAATTATAACCAATCGAAAAATTTGAGAAAAATCCAACATTTCTTTTAGGATTTACAATTTTTCCAAAAAATTTAATGGGTGGGTGGTTAAAAATTTTATCATTAATATCTTTTATACATTTATCGATCAAAACTTTAAAATGAATAATCGAATAAGTGTTTAAAAAAGAATTATTATTTTGTATTATGTTATATTTTGTTGAAATAATAATATTTTTATAAATTATTTTACCAATTATGTCATCAATAATTTCATTAATAATATTATTCATTGTTATTATATTGATAAATTAAATAATCATTTTTTACTAATATATTCTCCTAATTAATTCGTGTTTTAATTTCATAATAGCTTCCATTTGTCTGATAATAATATCCAAATTAATTGTATCAATACTTTTATTTGGTTTTTCACATTCCATATTATCAAATTTTTTTTGTTGATCCTTACTTAAATTATATCTACAATATCTACCTGATATTAATTCTTTATCAAATTTCGTATATGATTCGTTATATTCAAAAATACATTCGTAATATTGAATAATCAATACATCATTTTTACCTTGACAATATTTTTTATAATATTCTTTGATATTTTCACTATATTTATCTATATTATTACTATCACATTTTAATACATCACTTAATAGTTTGTTTTTTGACTGAAACAAATCATAGATTGTTTTGATATTTTTATTTTTTTTCATCAAATGTTGAATTTCTCTATTTAAACTATCCAAACCATCATTTATAAATTTTTTTGTATAATCATCAATCGATATATAACAACAATCATTTGCGAAATGTTCTGTATTTCCACATTTATAACATTCGTTATTTGATGTTATTAATTCATTTTTAAGGAATTTTATTGTTTCTTCATTTAATACCACTTGATTATATGACCCTCCTCTCACATTTTCAATACCATACTTAGACATATATTCTTTAACATATCTATCTTCATCAAATGGAGAACTATTATCAATTTGTTTAATTATAGATAAAGGTTTATATTTTTTAGTCCAAAATGAACCATCTCCGTCTATATGTTGTTTATATCTATTAGCCATTTTATCTGTTTTTCCAATATAATATTTGTCATTACTTAGTTTTAAAATGTAGATTGTTGTAGTCATAATAGTATCTTTTTATAATAATAATCATTTTTTATAAGATTTTAAAATCCTTAAAATTTAAAAAGTTAATAAGGTCATATTTTGCTATTTTTTTGCTATTTTATATATATTTTCTATTATTGAAATGTTGGAATTATTTATATTTAAAAGTTTAAAATAAAAATCTACAAAAAAATCCAAAAGTATTTGACTAAAAAAATGACGCAGATGCGTCGTGCGTTATATTTTTTAAAAATGGTGTTAATTATATTTATTTAAAGATAATTTATTGACTATATGTATAATGACTGAAAATGACGCATCTAAAAAGCATAAATGTGACAAATGTAATTACTCATCTAATCGTAAATACGACTTAAAAAGACATCATAATACCATACATTGTATAATGATATGTACGAAAAATGATAAAATCTCTATTGGAGAAATTGTACATCCAAATGAAATAAATGTACATCCAAAAAAAATGAATGTACATCCAAATGAAAAAAATGTACATCCAAAAAATATTTGTAAAAAATGTAATAAAAATTATAAGATTAAAAAATGTTTAATAGAACATGAAAAAAAATGTAATGGTGTAGACGATTTAACATGTCCAAAATGTATGATAAGTTTTAGTTCAAGACAAGCTAAATCAAATCACATTAAAAGAAATGCTTGTAAACCACGAAGTATTATACATGCAAGAATACCAAATCCTCAGAATATAGATTCAGTAAATAATATAGAATCTCAAATAAATAATATAGATATACAAAATATAGATACACAAAATAATATACAACATCAAAATATTAATATAAATGTAAATAATTATGGAAATGAAAGAACAGATTATTTAAATTATGAAAAGATGCTTGATATTTTTAAAAAGGTTTATAATATACCAACATTACTAACAAAAGAATTACATTTTAATGAAGATTTTCCAGAAAATAATAATATAATATACCATGATACTAAATTTTGTTTAATTAAAGATGATGATGAATTTATTTATAAAAATCTTAACGTTTTAATTAAGGAACTAATAAAAAACAAAGGTAGAATGATGCAAAAGTTTGCTAAACAAAACAAAGATGAGATATGTCTAAATATGGATATAAAAATATATGAACAAATGATAGAACAATTGATATCGTTGGTACTTTTAAGCGAACCACAAGAACATTATAAAGAGCAGGTTGAAAATATTAGAGATCTAATAAATAATAGCAGGATGGATATAGCAGAATTGAGTACATAATTATATTTTTCTAAGATTTTTATAAACTTTTACTTTTTTAATAGATATAAAAAATCATGTACTCTTTTTAAAAATTGATTTATATACATCATTATATAATATTATAAACATGTCTGTTGATATTGAAAGTATTTGTGGTAATAACTCACGTACATATCATCATTCTAATAATCATAAATCAAGAACGTATACTAATGAAGAATATAATACAATTTCGTTTGAATTAACTAAAAATATTGAAAATCTTAAAACACCCTATGATATTACCAAGTTTCAAAAGAATATTCAACGTTCCTATAAAATTAGTTTATCAAAAGCTAACCTTATCTATTTCTATAATAGTTTAGGTATTGATAATTTAGCATTAAAAAAGTTAATTACCAAGAAAAAATCTAAATCTAATTCTGGTGTAATAGTAGTTACAGTATTAACATCTGGGACACCAGAATATATTGATGATGATGGTAATAAAGTAGTTAGTAAGTTTAGTTGTCGCCATAATTGTGCTTATTGTCCTAATGAAAAAGCACATGAAGGCAATAATTGGGTAGATCAACCTAGGTCATATTTATATTCAGAACCAGCAGTTTTACGCGCTAATGAAAACAAGTTTGACCCTGTTTTACAATTTAATTCAAGAATAGATGCTCTTATAAATATGGGACATGTAGTAGATAAATTGGAAATTATTGTATTGGGAGGTACATGGTCTAATTATCACAAAAAATATAAAGATTACTTTATAACAGCAATATATTATTCAGCAAATACATATTATGAAAAACGTGAAATGTTATCTTTAGAAGAAGAGATTATTATTAATGAAAACGCAAAAATACATATTATAGGATTAACACTTGAAACCAGACCTGATAATATTACTTTGGAAGAAATTAAAGAATTTAGGAGATATAATTGTACAAGGGTTCAAATAGGGGTTCAACATACAAATAACTATGTACTAAAAAAAATTAAAAGAGGACATTCTATTGAAAAAGCACATTTCGCCATTAGATTATTGAAAAATAATGGATATAAAGTTGATATGCATTTGATGCCTAATTTACCTGGATCTTCATATGAAATGGATAAAGAAATGTTAGATACATCATTATACGATGAAAGAATGCAAGTTGATCAATATAAGATTTATCCAACAGCAGTTGTACCTTGGACACAAATAAAAGAATGGTATGATAAAGGAGAGTATGTTCCATATGACGACTTATTATTATTTGAACTAATTAAAGAATTTAAAAAGAAGGTTCAGAAATGGAAACGTCTTAACAGAATTATTAGAGATATTCCATCTACATATATTTCTGGCGGATACAAACACGAATATGTTAATATGCGTCAGCTTTTACAAAATGATATGAAAAAAAACAATTGGGGGTGTAATTGTATCCGTTGTCGTGAAATCAAAGATACAGGTGTTAAACCAGAAGATATTAGATTAGATACCATAACATATCCAGCAAGTGGGGGTACAGAATACTTTATTTCATATGAAACAGACAAATATCTAATTGGCTTTATACGTCTTAGATTAGCAAATAATGTTGATAAAACAACTCAATTAGATATTCTACACGATTCAGCTCTTATTCGAGAGTTACATGTATATTCAAATTTAAGCGACGTTGGTAATAATTTAGATACATCTTATCAACACAAAGGATATGGAAAGAGTCTCGTTAGTGAAGCTGAAAAAATAGCTAAAAATATGGGATATTCTAAAATAGCTATTATTAGCGGGACTGGTGTAAGAAATTATTATCGTAAACTTGGTTATATTTTAAATGAAACATATATGGTTAAAAATTTGTAATTATTTTGCTTCATATAGTTTTTCTGTAATTATAAATAATTTATCTTGAAAAATTTTAAGATCATCAATACTACTCTTATAAATTTTAAAATAATTTAATAAGTTTTGTTTTAAATATATAATTATAATATTTACAACATTTATAAAATATTCTTTGGATATTTTACTATCCATATCGATATATTTGCTATTTGTATTTTGATTTTTTTTAGCAATTGTTATAGTTTTAATAATATCAACATAAGTTTTAAATTTTTTTGTTAATTCATATTTTATTTTTGTTAAAATAAGAATAGATGTAGGTTTTTCAATAATTAAATTATCATATTTAGTATCAATTTGTTTCATAAATTTTTCATGTATATTATTAATATCATTATCAGTATTATCAGGATTTGTTTTTTCTTCTATTATTTTATCAAATTTGTTAATGAAATTTTCTAACAACATATCTTTATAAATTACATATAATAGATTGCCATTATTTTCACTTTTTACATTTTGTTTTCTTACTTCTAAATGATCTATGCTAAATAAATCATTATATATAGATTCTGTTAACATTTGTTTAATAAATATAATTAACGACTTAATATACTCATCATTATTATTATTATTATTATTTAATTCCCTTAATAAGGTTTTTTTAATTTTAGACCACCATAAAACTGTACTTTGAATATTTATGTAATTATCTTCTAACGATTGAAATTTCTTAAGATAATTTTTAGAAATTCTATCATTTATTTTTTTTAGTCTTTCAATATGATCATCATCTGTCAATTCATCTTCTTCTGATTCATTATCATCGTCATTATTCTCTTTTTCAACATTATCTTCAAATTCTTTATGCATAATATTATAATTTTTATTAAATCTACTATTTTCAAGATCATTAATTATATCATTTTTCATATTATTATACTGTGGGTTTTGCAAATCTTTTACAAAATTTAAAATATCAATTAATGATTTTATTTCTTCTGAACTTATTACATGATAGTATTTTGATATTACTTGCAAAAAATAATTTTTAAATATATTATCAAATAAAAATCTTTTAATTATAGTTAGTAACATTCTTACACTATATTTATCTAAATTACCATCAATATCTGTTTTATAATTATTAATAGTTGATAATATTAATAATTCATATTTATTTAAAAATTTGATAGATTTATTTAATGAATCTAAAATTTCATCTAATATAATATGATTATAATATTTATAAATTTTAGTATATAATAAGAATTTATAATTTAATATCTTAAATTCATTTATGGTACCGCCTACAATTTTATTACCATTTTTATTAACTTCATTATCATCACCCCCTTTCTTTTTATTAATTTTATTATGTTTCATTATATTAAAAAATATATAAAACTTTACTACTATATAATAATAATAAAAAACACTTTATTTAATTATGAATAAAGAAGATAATGTAAATCTATCTGAAACAACCGATAATGATAAGAAAAAAGTTATTAAAATTAGTGGTGAAAAATTTATGGAAGAATTTAATAAAATTATTGATACAAATGAAGAATATAGTTCAGATGATTTAAAGAAGCTTGTAGTTAAAGCTTATAAACTGGTTAATAAGAAATCGCATGTAAAAAGAGAACCATCAATATATAATAAATTTATGGCAGAAGAATTAAAAAAATTAAAAGCAGATCATCCAGAAAAAAAACAACCAGAACTCATGAAACTCGCTGTTAAAAAATGGAATGATAATAAAATAAAACTTTAAATATATATATAATTTTATAATATAGAATATGAATATATATTTAAAATATCTAGTATTATCTTTATTACTTATTGCAATTGATTCTATATGGATCTATTCGAATTATAATATGTATAATAAAACGGTAAAAGATATACAAGGTAGTAATATCAAAGTTAAAATCCATTATGCAGTAATTGCATATTTATTAATGTTGGTGTCATTATTACATATTGCAATACCATTAACAGAATGTAATATTGAGAAAAAAGATGATAATTTAGATAAATTATTTAAATCAATAATTTACGGAGGTAGTGTGGGATTAAGTATATATGGTATATATAATCTAACAATTATTAGCATATTTACAAATTATCCTTTAAAGGTTGCCGTTATAGATAGTATATGGGGTACATTTTTATATTCATTAATCACTTATCTATATCTTGTTATTAACTGAATAAATAAAAAATTAAAAATAATAATAATAATGATAATAATATTACAAATATAGATATTATAATACTTCCACCAAACATTATTGGAACTAATGGTATTGCTAAATATATATTTGCAATTAATGTCATGAATATAAATATAATTATTATAACTTTTGTATCAATATCTATATTTTTTAAAAATTCTATATCTAAAAAAGATAATTTTGGTAATTTTTTATTACTTTCTAAATTATCATCATTATCATTATATAAATGCCCGTATTGATTATAATCATTATATACATTTTCGAGTTCTACGCACGTATCAGTCATACTATTTGGGTTACTATTATCATAAATAATTTTTTTCAAATCGGAGCATTTATCAAAATGTTCTATATACATTATTCTATTATATTATAATTATTTTTTTAAAAGTAATATTCCTATTTATTATTTTAAATAATACATTATTATTCTTATATTATAATAGATAGTTCATAATAATTTACTTATGGCAAATACATATGAAACAATAATTATAATATTAGCTATTTCTATTAATACAGGAATTATATTATGGTTTTTAACTCAAAACCGAGATATAGATTTAGGTGGAAATCCTCTATTACTAAATATTAATTATAATAAACAAAAAGTAAAAAATTCTACAGGAGGAAAGTGCAATACAACATGTGATTCACTTGATCCTGTTAGCGACCCAAGATACAATATGCAACAAATAATTAAACAATCTATTTTATTAGAAGAACATTTGACAAATAAAAATAAAAGATGTCGTGATTGTATTACAAAGCATTTTTTACATATAATAGGATTGTCAGAAGAAGCACAAATGCTTGCAACAAACAATATAGAAAAATATCCTCTAATTAACGAATCTGTGGAATTATATAATGAATTATTTAAAATATGGGTTAAAAATAAAAAATTAGAAACACCAGAAGAAAAATATGTATTATATTGTACAAATAAACTACGAGATCATAGAAAACAACTTATCGTTTTATACTTTTTTGACGAAAAATATAAAATAAAAGAAAATGAATTAGAAAAATAATTGAACAACATCTTTATTTTACAATTATAGGGTTTTGATATATAATATATCCAATAAAAAGGCAAAAATATCAACGCTACTAATAATCCAATTATTTATCATTTTTATCCCTGTCATAACCAAAATACATATTAGATAATAAATATATACCATTAAAGTTGCTAATTACATTTTAATATTTTCTATTACACGTTTTATATCTATTATTGCCATATTATGTGCTACTAAATGCTCTGGATGTATATCTGATCCCATATCAATATTTGGATAAGATACTGGATAAGTTAGAGCATATGTATTAACACTTTGATATAGTGCAACATCAGCTACTATTTGGTATTTACAAGAATTAAAATCGTATTTATTATTAACAAAATATTGATTGACCAGTTTTTTGGCTCCTTTACGGCTAATTATATACATTCCAGTTGATGGTAATAAATATTGCCATTTAATAAATTTGACTTTTCGTTTTAGATATAGGTCATTATATAAATGTTTAACTGTTGGGCCATAAAGAATTAATAACTGTATAATGTCAAAATCTTTTGGAGAATCTTCCAAAATTTTATTATAATCAATTGGATATGGTATTACTATATCATCTTCCATAATAACAAAATATTCATCTAAACTTGCATCTAATGCATATTTTATTGCTTTAATATGACTTGAAATGCATGCAAATTCATATTCGCAACTATCGCATCCAGGATGTTTACAAGATAACGGTCTTTTGTGAGCAAGACAATTATCAAAATCACCAGGAGTTATTGCATTAATTCTTATATTATTTAAATTTAAAAAATTAAATTGAGTATTCATGAAATTATTTCTCATAGTATTTTTTTCTATATTTATCCAATAATGTATCATATATAAATTAAGTATATCAAATTATATAAGTTCTCTTTTATATCATAATTAATGTGTGGTATTGTTATTATATTATTTTTGTTTTCATTAATTAATGAAGTTAAATGAAGTTAGAACTAAAAAAATTTGATCCTTCTAAGATTAAAAACGATTCAGTAGTAGTTTTTATTGGCAAGCGTAATACTGGTAAAAGTTATTGCATGAAAGATATTTTAAGTTATAATCGCGATATACCTGTCGGTGTAGTTGTTTCTCCTACAGAAAAAGCTAATGGGTATTTTGAAAAATTTATACCTAAGATGTTAATATATGATGAACTTGATGAAAAATTAATAAGTAAATATTTGAACCGTCAAATAAATATTACTAATAGCCGTAAAAAAGAAATGAATAGACATGGTTCTTCGACCATTGACCCAAGATCCTTTTTTATTCTTGATGATTGTATGTATAATAAAACTATAATGTCTGATAAAAATATAAGATGTATTTTTATGAATGGACGTCATTATAAAATTTTTTTATTAATTACAATGCAACATGGTTTAGGATTACCACCAGATCTTAGATCTAATATAGATTACGTATTTATTTTTAGAAATAATATTGTTAAGGAGAGAGAAAAAATATATAATCATTATGCGGGAATGTTTCCAACATTTGATGTTTTTAATCAAGTAATGAATCAATGTACAGAAAATTTCGAGTGTCTTGTTATAGATAATAAAGTACAATCAAATAATATAAATGATATAGTTTTTTGGTATAAAGCTAATGAAAGCAATTTTAAGATGTGTTCAAGAGATTTATGGGAGATGCAAGCTTTACAGGATCAACGCGAATTAATGGGTATTGAAAATGAACACGATGAAGAAGATGTAGAGGATTATGACCCTGGTGTTTTTATGAAAAAGAAAAACTCTAAATTAATTAAAGTAAGAAAAAATCAAAAATATTAAAGAGTTAGTGTTTTACTAAATATATCAAGACAATTATTATTACATTTTTTCCCACAAATGTCGCAATTTTTATCTATAATAACTCTGCATTTTTTACATACAAAAGTAGTATTTGTATATATTATATAATCCGAAGTATCACATATATAGCACACAGTATTCATTTAAAAGAATGTTAACCTTTTTTTTTTGTCTTGATTACTACTTATATGTATTTCTTTGATTAATGATATATCACTTACAATACTAACATTATCATCATCAATAATTTTTTCTGGTAATAGTTTAGAATTATTTATTAATGGCTTTACTTCTTCTTCGAGTAATTTACTATTAAAATAACTATTTATAGCTTCATTTTCATTACTTACTGTTACTGGAATATTGAATTTGGTTGAACTATAAATATCATTTTCAATTACTGGTTCAACTGTTTCATTAATTAATGAATCTAATGGATTTTTATTTATTTCTATAATATCAATTTCTCCCATATTTTTTTCATCTATTTCGTTAACATCATCTTCCGAATCATCAACATCTTCATCTTTTTCTTCTTCTTTTTCATCTTCTTTTTCATCTTCTTTTTCTTCATCTTCATCGTCCTCTTCTTCTTCTTTTTCTTCTTCGTTTTCTTCTTCGTTTTCTTCTTCTTTTTCTTCTTCTTCTTCGTTTTCTTCTTCG